TTCTTTTAGAAAAAACCACCTTAGATAAGGTAAAAGATCCTACATTTCCAACAGATGCATACATTGTTTCGTATAATGTAAACGGAAAAGATTACCTTGATCTTTGTCGAGGGGGAAAACGTGTAAGTATTTTTGATTTTTATTATGATAGGTATGGTCCAAATTCAATTAAAAGTATTGAATGGGGATATGGAAAAGTAAACCCAAGATCTTGGGGATACAAACCTAAGGAGGCAAAAAAAAGAAAATGAGTGCAGGATTTGGTGCCGAAAGAATTAAAAGCGGTGAAGCAAAAGTTATTATTAATGACGACGAAGTAAATAAACTATTAAAGAAATACAAAAAAATTAAAAAATATATGAAGTCTCCTCTGTATACTGTCAAAACAATTGATGGCACGGAAGAAATAGTGAGTTCACTAATTAAAGAAGCAGAGGAGAACCCTATAGACTAATGGGTAAGCATTATTTACTTAACTTGTATGGATGCTCGTTTGTTCTTTTGAACGACGAGCGTTGTCTTATAGATTTATTAGAAAATGCAGCAATTGCAAGCGGTGCTATTGTAATTCAGACTATCTCTGAGAAGTTTGAACCACAGGGAGTCACCGTTATTTGTTTACTTTCCGAAAGTCATATTAGCATTCATACATGGCCAGAAGATGGCAAAGCAGCAGTAGATGTTTATACTTGTGGAGATTGCAATCCTAAGATTGGTTGTGATATGATCATTGAACAACTGCACGCAACAACTCATACTTTATCATATATTGAAAGATGACATTTGATACTGTTTTTATTTCTGATGTTCATTTAGGAACTGACCGATGTAATAGTGAAAAGTTTCTCAAGTTTATCAAGAACTTGAAGACGAAGAAACTTGTCATGGTAGGAGACATCATAGACATTTATTGTATGGAGAAATACCATACCAGATGGAAACGAGAGCACACTGAATGTGTTCATGCTCTTTTGGATTTGTGTAAGAAAGGCACCGAAGTTGTTTATGTTCTTGGTAATCACGAAGGTGCTATTAGAAGATATTGTGTCTTTGAACACAAGAACTTTATGATGTGCGATGAGTATGTTCATAAGGATAGTGAGGGCAATAAGTATCTTTGCACTCATGGAGATAAGCATTCAGAGTATTCTTCTGGTTCTTGGAAGCAACTGATATTTAACTGGGGTTATGAGTTCATTACACCTTTGAGTATTTGGTTAAATCGTTTCTTTCGGTTCTCTTTGGTATATTTTTTGAAGAATACTGTGAGAGGTAAAGATTATATTGATAAGTATGAGAATGATATTGTTGGGTATTGCATTCAACAAGATAAGAAGTATGATGGTATCATCTGCGGGCACATTCATCACGCAAACGTTCGTAAGTTTGGTAAGATGACTTATATGTGCTGTGGTGATTGGGTGGATACTTGTTCTGCCATTGTAGAGAAAAATGGTTTTTATTCTTTACAAACATACTAAATTGTATCAAAAGTTACAAAATTAGTTCACTAAATAATCCGACGTTCATCACATTATGTGACGGAAGTACCAATAAGGGAAGGAACGCACCAATACCAAAAGTAAAGGAGCACCCTAATGAAAACAAAAAACAATTGGCAGCTTGTTTTGATCAAGCAACAAAAAGAAAAAGAGCAACGTAAACATCAAGCAAAACTTGCAATGGCAATGCGCTGATATTCTTGGAGGGTTGACACCCTCCTTTTTTTTGTCTATAATACCTTTGTTTAGGTTAATCAAATGGATAAAGAAAAACTTAAACTCATTGTTAAAAACTTAGAATCTTTGGTGCAATGCCTTAAGTCAGAGATTTATTCTGATGTAGATGCATATAAATCTCTACAATATGAAGAAATTGCACATTACCTTACTGATTATGATGAAGTTTTTGAGGATAGTGATTTAGATGAATATTGAAACTATGAAACCAGAAGTTAAACTAATTTCAGTTACACCAGATGCAGAAAAGCATATGGCATACTGTGCTCGCGTAAGTAATCCAAGTAACCAAGAGAATGATAATTTCTCTGGATTACTTAAGTATTGTATTAAGCATCAACATTGGAGTATCTTTGAACAGGCTTCAATGACTGTTGAAATCAATACTACAAGAGGTATTGCTGCTCAGATTTTGCGTCACAGGTCATTTACATTCCAAGAGTTTAGTCAGAGGTATGCTGACACAAATCTTCTGACTTCTACGATTCCTCTTCCTGAACTTCGTAGGCAAGATACAAAGAACCGCCAGAACTCTACAGATGACCTTGGAGACTATCTAAAACTTAAATTGTTGGATGATATCCGAATTCATTTTACTGCTGCTCAGAACCTCTACAATCGCCTTTTAGAGCACGGAGTAGCAAAGGAGTGTGCAAGGTTCGTATTGCCTCTTGCAACGCCCACACGACTCTATATGACGGGTTCTGTAAGGTCATGGATACATTATATCGATCTTCGTTCTGCTCACGGAACTCAGAAAGAACATATGGATATTGCAGAAGAAATTCGTTGTATCTTTACTTGTCAATTTCCTGCTGTATCAGAAGCACTTGGTTGGACTCGTGAAGGATGTGTTGAATGTATGGATGCTCCTTCCATTACTCTTGAATAAATATTTTTGTATATTATTTTTTAATAAATGGCAACATATCCTGTTATCAATACTAAGACTGGTGAACAAAAAGAAGTGGTAATGAGTGTTCACGACTGGGACCAATGGAAGAAAGATAATTCTGATTGGGATCGTGATTGGTCTGATCCATCTACTTGCCCATCATCTGGCGAATTAGGTGAAGTTTATGATCGACTCAAAAAATCACATCCTGGATGGAATGATGTTCTTCATCGCGCATCAAAAATGCCTGGATCAAAAGTAAAACCAATCTGAGATTATGACAAGAAAAAACACTCCCAAATCGCCAGTTCCATTTGGCACAAGCAATAGGCAGATGAAGAGAAAAAAACCACTCAATCTTGATATCATGAGAGATTTAGAACCTCTCACAGATAATCAAAGAAAGATGTATGAGTCATATAAAGAAAATCAACATATTGTTGCTTATGGATGTGCTGGTACAGGTAAAACTTTCATCACACTCTATAATGCATTGAAAGATGTTTTAGATGAAAAGAGTCCATATGAAAAAATTTATATTGTTCGTTCTTTGGTTGCAACTCGTGAAATCGGTTTTCTTCCTGGCGATCATGAAGACAAGTCTTCCCTTTATCAAATTCCCTATAAGAATATGGTGAAGTACATGTTTGAGTTGCCATCAGAGTCTGATTTTGAAATGCTTTATGGCAATCTCAAAACTCAAGGAACAATTAGTTTCTGGAGCACCTCATTTATTCGTGGGACAACCCTTGATAATTCTATTATTATCGTTGATGAATTCCAAAACTTGAATTTTCATGAACTTGATAGTATAATTACCCGAGTTGGTGAAAATTCGAAGATTATGTTCTGTGGCGATGCTACACAATCTGATCTTCAGAAAACTAATGAAAAGAATGGTATTATTGATTTTATGAAAATTCTTCGTGTAATGCCTTCTATTGATATTATTGAATTTGGAGTGGCAGATATTGTTCGTTCTGGATTTGTGAAAGAATATATTGTTGCAAAAATGGAATGTAATCTATGAGTTTTATTCATCATAATTTTTTAGGTGAACTTGAATTAGAAAAGAAAGAAACAAATGGCATCCGACTGTACAATCTTCCTGATGGTCAGTGGGTGCCTTCTATTACTTCTGTAACAAGTTTCTATAACCGCCAAATCTTTGCGGATTGGAGAAAGCGTGTTGGACTGGAAGAAGCAAATAAGATTACTCGTATTGCGACCGCACGAGGCACTGACTTTCACCAAGCATGTCAGGACTATCTTGAAAATAAGGAGCTGGATTGGAATAATTATCAACCAGCAACCAAGTATATGTTTCTTCATGCAAAGGAATATCTTGATAAGATAAATAATATTCATGCGATTGAGAGAACTCTCTATTCAGAGTACCTGGGATTGGCAGGTAGAGTTGATTGTATCGCAGAATATGATGGAGAATTGGCTGTAATAGATTTCAAGACATCAAGTAAAATCAAACCCGAAAAGTGGTTAGAAAACTATTTTGTGCAGGAGATGTTCTATGCTTCTGCGTATTATGAACTGACCCAAATTCCTGTTGTAAAACTTATCACTATCATGGTAACTCCTACTGGTGAAGTCAAAGTATTTGACAAAAGAAACAAAGGGGATTATATTAAGTTATTAGTTCGCTACATCAAGGAATTTGTACATCACAATACTGGGGCAGAAAATGGAGAATGAATTAGAAAAGGTACTGGAAAGTAAGTTTTTCTGTCCTGCTCGTTTTGCACAGGAGATTGAAACTCTTGTGCACAGTGAGGAGAAGATGAGTTACATTGATGCAATTATTCATTTCTGCGAGAAGAATAATATTGATGTAGAATCAGTACCGAAACTGATTTCAAAACCATTGAAAGAGAAGATTAAGTATGAAGCAATGGAACTTAACTTCCTCAAAAAGACTTCCCGTGCCAAATTAGTCTTTTAATTCCATTTTAGGGGGAAAAATTTTCCCGGTAAAAAATCCCTATATTACTTTTTTTGAATGATGCCGTTTGATGCTTATAGAGAATATCTTGCTCTAAAAAATCACTTTACAAAAAAGTCATATGATTACCATAAGTATTGTGGTAAAAGTCGTGCAACAGTACAATCTTTCTACAAACGAAAAGATAGGTTTTGGTTTGAGAAAGTAGTACGACAAAAGACAGATCAAGAAGTAGTAAATTTTTTTGTTGCCAATTTTGTTTCTTGTAGTGATCCACAATCATTATGGATTGGTGAGATTATGAGAGAGGGAGAAACAAGATATAGAGACTGGC